CAAACCTTCGCACAGACCGCGCCGAAAGGCTGTGGGTGTATCGAAGAGTCGAACGTTGGAGGGATCGCCGGTTACGGCGGACCACACTGATCGAAAACAAGTAGTCACTGCCACTGGAGGCAAGACCCCGGAAGTCACCGGGTCACTCAGTGACGTCCATAGCAAGTCAGGCGCTATGGCATCCTCAGGGGAACCTGAGATGACAGGAGTTAAACAACCTGTGAAATCCTACCCGAACAGTAGGATTTTTTCTCGCGCTCATTCCGTTAGCCCGGCTGTGTACTGTGAGTTGTCGCGTCGTTTTCCCGAGTGGGAATTTCGATTTGGCAGCAACGCACCACATGATCACCCAGTCGGGGCTACCGAAAGGGCAATATGCGAGACTTTGGCGTACGAGGAGTTACATCGACAGTTAGGCAACGTCCTAATCACCGACATTGGTGGCAACGCGAACCGACATTTGAGAAATGGTCGCGCAGATGTGCACTCTTGCAATCCAATCCTTAGTTCAGCCGATGTTATGCGTCGCGTGCAATATGAGCACGCGGCACAATACTGTGACCACAAATCGCTCGATTGCGATGAGCCTGTGGATGCTTACCTTTCAGTGCATTCTTTGTACTATCTCTCGCGAGATGAGGTTTTGCAGCACTTGCTCAAAGCGAGACGTGGCGTTATGGTGGCCGTGGTGCATCGGTTCAGTGATCTGTACGGTAGTTTTCACACTGTGGAAGGCAGTAGCGAGAGTCTATATGAGACTTTCGTTGAAGGCGACCGTATGATGGTTACGATGAAAGTGAATGGCAACTTCACTGGATACACACATGACCCTTGCCACTGGCTCAACAGCACATATTTTGAGTCTGGTGGCAACGCAATGTGTTGGACGGGGCGCCCTGTGGGCGATTCCTGGATCATCACGTTTCGTTTGGTCCCAAAACAGCTAGTGGGTAAGATTTCCGTTGATACGGATCGACCACTTAGCTTGGTGACTAGTCTTAAGCGCAGCGACCATTACGGTTGTGTTGGCGGTGTGCTCTCATTGGGAGATGAGAGTACTTACAAGCCCATGTTGGGCTTGCTTAAGATCAATCTGCGTGAAATCCATAGTTGCGGGCCATATATGTGGCTGGGCATGCAGCAGACTAGGTCTGTTCTGGTGCCCAAGGGTTTGATCGAAAGTGTCGCCATTAAGATGGTCGGCGTGCCGCGCAATAAGGATTCGTTGCGTTTGTGCATCAACTTTATGAAGTTGGCTGTTAAGTCGGACAAGCTCTCCATTCCCGTGCAGATGCGCGCAGATTGCGTCATCTACGGGTCGTCACTTGCTTTTGTGCTGTTTGTCAGAGAGGAGATTCAATCATTCAACCGGATCTGCACCCCTTATCACAAGAGGTTGTATGAGCGGTTGTCTAACTCTCTTTCACTCGAGCACTGGTCTTGGGCGTGTTGTTGGGGTACGAGTGAGGATGAAATACTCACCGTTACATCTTACAACACTAACAGGTCATCCGTAGCCGGACCCGCTTTCGATGCGAAACTAGCTTGGCCTAAGGGTTTGCCAGGTTATGAAAGCGGCAGAGAACTGAGAACCATCCGCCCTAAGGCGCATTTAAAATCTCCCGGGCGTGATTTGATTGAGGACAAGCCGCAGTTTTATCCTGTGTGTACGACTTTTTCGAATTACATTCCCCTGGTGCCTTATGCATCCGTAAACAATGAGACTGTTTCTTTGGTGAATCGAGCTCTCATGGTCGTCCCCAAGCCGGAGCCGCAGGCTTGGGTCGACGTCCATACATACGCGCAGAGGTACGTTGGCCGATTTAAAAAGGTCGATTTGACAGACCCGGACAGAAATTTTCTCGAGTGGAATTCCCGCTTCCCTAAGGCACGTGCCCTAGCTCAGCGCTTAGCGTATGAGACTTTGGCTACGGAGCCTTTGGAGAATGCAGATTTCATAAGGAAAGCTTTCTGTAAGAGAGAGTTGACGATGAAAGGTGGTGCTGAACCATCTGATTTTGACCCTAGAGCGATCCAGGGCAACACACATCGTCTGAATGCCGCCTATGGTCCATTTACGCATATGGTGTCGGCGCAGTTGAAAACCATGTGGCATATCAACCATGAAATTACGTACACGGGGGGCCTCACCGCTGAGGAAATCGGACAATGGCGAGCCGGTTTCGAAGGTGATGTGACCATCGTGGAATGTGATGAGGAAAGGTATGATTGCCACCAAGGTGAAGACGAGCACCGCCTGTATTGCAAGGTGGAGAGTAAGTGTGGTGCCGCAAGGTACCCAAACGTGCCTAAAGCCCAGGATTCTATGTTGAAGATTTCTGGGTGGAGTAGCCATGGAGTTAAGTACAGTGTCGATTATACGATGACTAGTGGAGCCCCTTCCACTTCGACTCGTAACTCGTTTGTTAACGGGGTTAAAACCGCCTGTATTTTGAAGAAACTTGGGTACAAGTTTCGAATGCTCGTACATGGCGATGACAGTTTGATTGTCATTAGGTTCGTACTCACTGACTCGCAGAAGGAGGTTCTGATGAAGGAGCTCAAGGGCTTTAATAAGCGCTTGGGTTTTTCAACCAAGGTCAAGATATCACATTCTTGGCACGAGGTGGAGTATTGTTCTTCGCTTTTTTGGCCTGTCCAGGGAGGGTACGTTTTGGGCCCCAAAATCGGTAAGAGATTGCCGAAGATTGGGTTTTCCTTGCGTAAACTCAAGGTCGAAGAAGTGAAGGGCATGCTCATAGGATTGCAGCTCGAGTGTGGGTATGTTCCGGTGCTGCGGAAATACGCCACACACAGTTTGGGGCTTGTGGGAAACATACAAGCCAAGGAGTTTCATGATGACCGCAGGTATAAGAGTTTGCCTGTTAGTCAACATGCAGTTGGCGACAACACGAAAATGTTCTTTTATGAGCGTTATGGTGTGGATGTCGACACTGCTGAGAGACTGCTTGAAGAAGCCCTGACTGAAAATCTGACAGATTGTGTGCGATACGATCTGTTGGATGAATTCGTCAAAGTCGATTTGTAGCGGCTTAACAAAACGAGATACATGGATTTTACGACTAACTATTGTGGGCCTTATTGGTCCAATGGTCGGTTTCAGTCCAGTGTTGTAGGGGATGTGGCCCCTGTGAGCGCGCTTGACACGAGTTGTTGGCAGCATGATGCCGACTATGCTCGAGCCAAGACGATAGATGATTTTATCGCGGCCGATAATAACTTCTATTATTCTACGCGTTCACAGGGGCTTCGAGGTCAATTGTACGGGGATTTAGTCCTGTACGGCAATCGAACAGTACGTGGTGGGATGGCTTTCTTCGCGCCCTTTCTAGCAGGCATTTATGCTTCTGCTGGTGTTGGGGCAGCGATATCAAGCAATCTACTACCAAAGTCAAAACCGAGGTTGAGATCAGTAACACCGATTGGTGACGCTGTTACTCAAATGGGGCAACCACCTAGTGATGGTGGTGTCCCAGGCGACATTGCGCCTGGGCCCTCCTCTGAGACTATTGCTGACAATTACCAAACACCCTTTACGACAACTGGGCTATACCGACCCTTGGGCCGGAGGCGCCTCAAGTTGAAAATTAAAAAGCAAAAACAAAAACTCAACAAAATAATGCCATCGCCAGAAAATAAAACAAAAACTAAACACGTTCCTTCTAAGCAAGAACAAAGAGATAAACATGCCAAAGATGCAGAAAAAGTTGCCCAAGCGCACATCGATCAAGCGTCGTGTAAAAACCACGAGCTTCGGTCCTGTGTCAACTATCAATACTGCACCCGTTGCAATCGGGAATTCCGTCCGAGGTTCCGCGCCAGTCGTTAGGCAGGTGGCTGACGGCTTGCGTGTGGTGGGGCGCGATTTCGCATTTGCGTTGTCGTCCTCCGCTGCCTCGGTTACGGGATGGGATTTGATCGGTGGAATGCCGATTTCCCCTGCCGTATTGGCTAGTTCTGGACTTCGTGCTTTTGTGCAATCTTACGCTCATTTCAAGGTGAATCGAATTATGTTTCATTACATTACTTCGTCGCCGACCTCGCAGGCCGGTGACATCTTGTTTTACCATGAGCGTGATCGCAATAGCCCCTGTCCTGACTTTTCTAACTCTAATTTCCTTCCTTATGTGTTGTCTGATCACAACACGGTGTTAGGTCCACAATGGACCAACCACTCAGCACTTATCGAGCCGCCTGCTGACTGGAAGTCAACCAACTATGGCGCACAGACCGATCTTAATGAAGATGCGGCTGGTGCTGTCATGCTGTTTTCGAAAACTAATGCTGTCAATTCACCAGGTTATGTCATTATTGATTATGACATCACTTTCCGTGAGTTGGCCGTTAACCCGCGTGCCGGAGCTTTGCCTGTGTCGCGTGGGTTGTTTCATCAGACAGCGATCGGGTTGTCCGCAGTTTCTACTACTGCGGGCACCACGACGTATACTGGTTCGACTTCTGGTTGGGTGTTTCGAGGTT